AAATATATGAACACTTTTGTTAATGCCGTTGTTAATCAAGAAGCCCGTACTGAAAATGGTATGCGTGCTCGTAAGTCCACTGCCAATGCTCTTGTAGACCTGTTCTTCAAAGCTGGCGCATCACGTGGCAAAAACATCACCAAAGAGTTCACTGCTGCTCTAGTAGAAGATCAAGACCTTGCCTTGCGCTTGGCTTTGTGGCTACGTGACGCACGTGGTGGTGCTGGTGAACGTGAATTGTTCCGTCAAATCATGGTTCAATTAGAAAACACTCGTCCAGATCTAGCTGCAAAGTTGCTGGCGAAAGTACCAGAAGTTGGTCGTTGGGATGACTTGTTCGTCTTCAAGACTCAACCTCTGAAGGCACAAGCCTACGCTATGCTTGGTGACGCTCTGCGTGCTAAGAATGGTTTGGCTGCAAAATGGACTCCACGTAAAGGTGAAGTCGCACGAGAAATTCGTGAGTTCTTCGGTATGTCACCTAAGTTCTACCGTAAGTCTTTGGTCGAAATGACTAAAGTGGTTGAACAAAGCATGTGTGCCAAGGAGTGGGATGAAATCAACTTCTCTCACGTTCCATCAGTGGCACACGCTCGTTATAAGAAGGCTTTTGGACGTAACACTTCAAAGTACGCTGAATACGTAACTGCTTTGGTTAAGGGTGATGACCCAAAAGTTAAGGTAAACGCTGGTGCAGTGTTCCCATACGATGTGTTGAAGGGTGTTATCGGTTCATACCGTAACAACTTCTCTGCAAACGAATTGGTGGTTGTGCAAAAGCAATGGGAATCTATGGAAAACTTCATCGGTGACGCTAACGTGTTGCCTTTGGTTGACGTTTCTGGCTCCATGTCTTGCCGCGCAGGTGGTTCTGATTCCAAGTCAGTGACTACTTGTATGGATGTTGCGATCTCTTTGGGATTGTACGTTGCCGACAAGAACAAGGGTAAGTTCAAGGATACATTCCTGACTTTCTCTGGCAATCCAGAACTTTTGCATCTGAAGGGTAACATCGTTGAGAAGTGTCAACAAATGTCATCTTCTAACTGGGGTATGAATACTAACTTGGTTAAGGCTATGGACAAGATCCTGTCTACTGCCAAGAACGGTAATGTTCCTCAAGAAGAAATGCCAGAAATGCTTCTGATCATGTCAGACATGCAATTCGATCAATGTGCTCGTTTCGACGACACTGCGATGAAGATGATGTCTCGCAAGTTCGAAGACGCAGGATACGAACTGCCAAAGATCGTGTTCTGGAATCTTAACGCTAAGGACAATGTTCCTGTTAAGTATGACACACGTGGTGTAGCTTTGGTATCTGGGTTCAGCCCAGCTATCATGGTAGCGGTTCTTGGTGGCGACACTGAGCAATTCACTCCACACAGCATCATGCTGAAGGCATTGATGAATCCACGTTACGATCTTTAATTAGATCGATCATCTCTTGGATCCAGTGGTCAGATTTTCGGATCCACCCTGATCCAAGTTTCAGTTGGTGAATTTTCGCCAACTGTCTAAGTTGTTCTACGATTGGTCTGTTTGACAATTCTAGATTCTTCTGTTTGGCTTTATTAACACACTCAGTGTTTTGCATATGGTAGGTATTAGAACCGTATTTTTTACGTTTTGTTTCAACCATACGCTTTGCAGTTTCTGATGTTAATCCAGTAGGAATGCCTAGTTTTCTTTTGGTTTCAGCTGCTCTGCGACCAGTACCAGGAAATCCAGGGTTTTTGAATCTTGTGTGTTTAACTCGTTCAACGGTTCGTTCTTCATCTGTTAGTTTGATGTGAACGTACTCGATACAGAATAACTTAGAGAGTTGGAGATTTTGTGAGTCGAATGACTCTTGGGTGTAAGTATAAATACTCATGCTGGCATAGTCCTTTTATGTTAGAGTGAGTAGAGACGGCAATCTCGTGACTCACACCTATTTATAATTCCTAGTCGCTTAGGGGCGGGCGCATTGACTGGTGTGCGTAATCACCAGTCACTATAATTCAGTATACTTTTAGTCAAATGCAGGCATAGCCAGTCGTGTCAAGACATTTTGAGTTTGGGAGTCATGACCCGAACAAGAGAAGTGTAATGGTTACAGGAGGTGACGACTTCTGGGAGTATATTGAATTATGGTATCTACCAGAAGGTACAAACGTGGAGTGCCTTGCGAAAGCTAAATGTATGTTGTTTCTAGAGCAAACTACAACAACTCTTTGGCAGTTGTCGGACTAAACTGCCACTATATAAAAACATATTGAGCTTGGGAGTCGTACTCCGAGTCGTTTCAGATAAAAATAGTCTAGGTTTGTTAGCATATCTAGAATAATTGGCAGTATGTTTCTATATGGTAAGTTGGTCTACCTAGGTACTAGGACGATCATGGTGCGATAAGCGAGAAACCTAGAATATCTCCACCAACTATCATAATAACTATAAGGAAAATATATGTCTGTAACTACTAAAACGGCATGGAATAAACTAGGATATGCCACAGATTCTAATATTCAATCTGTGAAGCAACCTTGGGTACAAAATGCAATTGCTGCTGGAAAAACAACTGTCGATTTCGTGCAGCTTGATTCTCTTTCAGCTTCTAAAGTTTGGATTGATCAAGCTGCCGCAGATGAATGGTCTGCGTTCATCACTGATCTTGCATCAAAAAATGGCTATACTGTAACAGTCACTACTATCTAATTAAATTATGAACACTGAAACAACTGAAGTTAAACATGCATCTTTTGCTGATAAGTGGCATGCAGAAAAACTTCTAAAACGTACTAAAAAGAAAGCACGTAAGCAACTCCAACAAAGAGGTTTCAGTAAAGGTGAAGCTACTAAGCTGGTCAAGCAATCTGTTAATCGTATTGCTGCACGACCAACTAATCGTGGCGCAGGACGTGGTGGTTGATGCTTAAACCAAAGTGTCATCCTTACTGGATCATTGATGGAGAAAAAGTTATCAATGAATCTCAGGTTAGCGCAGGACACACAGCAACAGGTTATCTTTTACCCTGTTGCTGGGCAAACTCAATCAATCCTGAACGACAGGACATCAGCAAGTTTGATTTACTAAATGAAGATCTGCAGATGAAGAAACATTCATCTCTCAAGACAATCTTTATGTCTCCGCAGTGGGTCAATCTACATAACACTCTAATTAACGATCCAGATAATGCACCAACAGTGTGTAAGCAGAAGTGTAATGAATCCTAAAGAGTTCGCGAGTTTCTATGCTGACTACATCAACAGTGTAGATAAATTCAACTTGGATATTACGTATAAGTGTCCACTAGAATGCCCATTCTGTGTCCGACAGCTAGAAGGTGGTAAGGAAAGAATCAAGGAGTCTGGTGAAATGACTATGACTGAATTGAAGATGGTCATTAGTAAAGCTAGACATATTAGCTTCTGTGGTCAAATTTCTGATCCAATTTACCATAGCAAGTTTGATCAGGTTATGAAACTTGTTTCGGAGAATCCACATAAGTCTTTCTCTATCAATACCAATGGTACAAGAAAGAAACCTGAGTGGTGGAAGAAAATGTACTCGCTATCACATAAGAATGTCAGTTGGATATTCGGACTTGACGGCGCTGACCAAGAAGCTGCAAACATCTATCGTGTCAATACTCGATTCGATGAAGTTCTTGAAGCAATGAAGTTGGGCGCGTCGATGGGTGTAGCTGTAGTCTGGCAGTTTATCGTATTCAAACACAATGAACATCAGATTGAACTTGCCAAGCAGATAGCCAAGGACAATGGAATCGACCTACAGATTCTAAAGTCAAATCGTTGGCACCTGATCGAGATTATGAAAGATAACGGGATTGAACCTCCATCTGATAAGTGGATCTCAAGAACTGCCAAAGAAGAAAAGATCTTCATTAACAGCTATGAATAAGTAATACTTTCGTTTTCCAAGAATAACCCTACCGAGTGTAGGGTTTTCTGCATTTAGTTGTTGACTTCTTGCAAGGTTACTGTATAATAGAGTTATCTGCTTAGGAGAACGAATGAAATACGTGCTGATTACAAAGACTGGTCGAGTAATGTGTTTCTATATAAAGTCGGTAGCTGAGTTGTATCTCACTATCAATGGTGGTGTAATCTGTTGTGAAGAAATCGAGGAAATGGTATGAAATATCGTGTGATTGTGAATGGAGTTTCGTTCTATTCAACAGCTACTGCCATCAAGCGTGGCGTGGGTGACTCTATCGCTGTGAATGCAGCTGTGCGTCTCTGTGCTGAGGAAATGGGTAACAGCCTTGGACTTGGTAAGACCTTCGTCTTCTACGACAACAAAATGAACAAGTCTTCATTCGAAGTACAACTATCAAAGGTAACAAAATGACTCGCTGGATCGAGAATGTAAGCAAGGACGCTGTGCGTAATGGCCATCACTTTGATGCTGGTCCAAATGCCATGCTGATCCAAATTGGAGATCCTGCATCTACGTTTCCTACACCGAAGTTCCCATTCAAAGTAGTGTCTCGCCACTTTGAGTTCCTCGATGCTGAGAACGATGGTACTTTCCCAGAGGAATGTCTCATCAGTGACGCAGACGCCCAAGAACTGGTTGACTTGCTCCAATACGCATTGGACAATTCTATGAACGTAGTGGTCCACTGTCACGCTGGAATCTGTCGCTCAGGTGCGGTTACTGAAGTGGCTACAATGATGGGCTTTACTGCCACTGAGCGCCTACGAATCCCGAACATGCTTGTCAAGCACAAGATGATGAAGGTTCTCGGCTTGACTTACGACTCTGAAGAGTCTACTCAAGTGGTCAATGGTATCGTAACAACTGGTGGCATCGTAGTGCCTGTAGGAGAGTGGGAATGAGAGACGTTCTTTGGTCGATGTTAATGGGCTTTATGATCGCAATTTGGTTGTTCAACAGCCCTTGGAGCAATAACACTAAGTACCGAGAAGCTGTGCAACAGTGCGAGAAAAGTCTCCCGAGAGACCAACATTGTAAAGTTATTGGAGTTCCAGAATGAAGTGGTACGATTACCTAAAGTCAACCAAAAGTATTAGTTCTGGAGAGGATCTGGCTGACTCTATTGCCCTTATTGTCGTCATGGGATTAGTCTGCTTGGTTGTCTTCTTATGATATTTGTTGTATAATAAAGTTACTGATTAGGAGAGAAGGTTATGAGAAAAGGTGAGATGCTCGACAAAATGCTTAACATCGCTGTTAATGCTCATCACGGTCAATTCGACAAGGGTGGAAATCCCTACATTCTCCATCCTTTGAAAGTGATGCACTACCTGAAGTCTGACGACGAAGAACTGATGTGCATGGCTCTTGGTCATGACGTGATTGAAGACACTGATGTGACTTACCAAGATCTACGTGATGCTGGCATCTCTGAGCGAGTAATCAAAGGTCTACAGTGCTTGACAAAGCAACGTGGCCAGACTTACGAAGAGTACAAGACTGGCGTGTTCTCCAACTACGACGCCATGCGTGTTAAGATGGCTGACTTGCGACACAATACCGATATCCGTCGGTTGAAGGGTGTGACTGAGAAGGATATCGCTCGAATCGCTAAGTACCAAACCTTCTACATGGAAATCAAGGCTCGTGTTGCCTCTTTTGAGAAAATTACTACTTGACTTGCAGATAGTTTTGGAGTAAGATATATAAACAAAGAGTCTGGTAGTCAGACTCTAGAATGAATTCTTAGGAGCTAAGAAAATGAAAAATGGAATTTTTATCGGACGTTTTCAACCCGTTCACACTGGTCATGTCCACGCACTGGGCATTGCCGCTTCTCAAGTAGATAAACTCTACATCCTCGTTGGTTCTGCGAATCAATGTCGATCAATCAAAAACCCTTGGACATTCCAAGAGCGTGTATCAATGTTACGTAGCAAACTGCGTAATGTCAACATCTCGAATTATGAGATTCTCCCACTAAACGACTATCGCTACTCTGACTCACAATGGATGTCGGACGTTCGTGCCACTGTTGAACACTATGACATGGGCGTTCCAACTCTGTTCGGTCACATGAAAGAAGGTAACAACTATCTGACATGGTTCCCTGACTGGCCATTCAAGAGTATTGAGTCACAGTACAACGTGAACGCTACGATGGTTCGCCAGCGTATGTTCGATCTGAAAGATCCAGACATGCCTGCAACTGTTCAAGCTGACTACGCATTCTACCAAAAAGAGAAAACAACTTTCGCCAACTATCCATTCCCAGAGACTTTGAACTTCAACTGCTCTGATGCGATTCTGGAATGCCAAGGACATGTGTTGCTTATCCAACGCAAGTTCGCACCAGGTGCTGGAGCATGGGCTCTTCCAGGTGGTTTTCGTAATCAACGTGAGACATTCCTCGATTGTGCCATTCGTGAATTGATCGAAGAAACCAATGTTAGAGTTCCAGAGAAAGTTCTCCGTGGCTCTATCGTGAAGACTGAATTGTTCGATGATCCAAGTCGTTCATTCGGTATTCCCCGAAACACTATGGCTGTGTATATGAGAATCAATCCAAATCCTGATTTCTCGTTGCCACGTGCCAATGGTGCCGACGATGCTGCTTTGTGTAAGTGGGTGCCACTCACTGATGCACTGAATACAATTCAGATGTATGACGACCACAAAGACATCTTGTCAAAAGTAACTGGTGTTGTTCCAATGCCAGCATTTTCAAAACTGTAAAGATTAGGAGCTAATCATGAAACTCGCAAAAAACATCCTCTTGAACACAGACAGCTACAAAGTTAGCATGTTCAAACAATATCCTGCTGGTACAACTGGCGTTTATTCTTATATCGAATCTCGTGGTGGTCAATACGATCGCACACTGATGTTCGGTCTTCAAGCGTTCATTAAGGAGTATTTACTTGACCCCATCACACAAGCCGACATTGATGTTGCAGATGAGATTCTTACAGCCCACGGCGAGCCATTTAATCGTGAGGGGTGGCAATACATCCTTGATACGCACAAAGGCTACTTGCCTCTGGTCATTCGTGCTGTACCTGAAGGTACTGTGGTGCCTGTCTCGAATGTACTGGCGACTGTCGAAAACACAGACCCAGAATGTTTCTGGCTGACAACTTATCTGGAAACTGCATTGCTCCGTGCCGTATGGTATGGTACAACTGTGGCAACCCAGTCTTATACTATCAAGCAAGTGATTGCTGAATACTTGGAGAAAACTGGTGACCCTGCTCTCATTGATTTTAAGTTGCACGATTTTGGTGCTCGTGGTGTATCTAGCCTTGAGTCTGCTGGAATTGGGGGTGCGGCTCACTTGGTCAACTTCATGGGCACTGATACTATTACTGGTTTGCTCTATGCTCGTGAGTATTATAACGCTGGTATCGCAGGGTTCTCAATTCCTGCAGCTGAGCACAGCACTGTAACATCTTGGGGTCGTGATGGTGAAGTAGATGCATACCGTAACATGCTGAAGCAATTCGGTCGTGAAGGTTCCATCCTCGCTGTTGTGTCTGATAGCTATGACGTGTTCAATGCTGCATCAAAACTGTGGGGTGAAGAACTGCGTGACGAAGTGATTGCTTCTGGTGCCACTGTTGTGATTCGTCCTGACTCTGGTGACCCTGTTGCTGTTAACCGTCAATTGATCGAGATTCTTGGTCAGAAGTTCGGTTACACAACCAACGCCAAAGGATTCAAAGTGTTGAACAATGTTCGCTTGATCCAAGGTGACGGTGTGAACGAATTGTCCATCCGTTCCATCCTTGGTGCCTTCATGGCAATGGGTTGGTCTGCTGATAACATTGCGTTCGGTATGGGTGGTGCATTGCTCCAGATCGTCAACCGAGATACACAACGATTCGCTATGAAGTGTTCGTCTATCCAGATCAATGGCGTGTGGCAGGACGTTGTAAAAGACCCTGTAACCGACTCTGGAAAGCGTTCTAAAGGCGGTCGAGTGACCCTCTGGACCAATTCTGGAGGTGAGTTCGCCTCTGGTGTTAAACCACCTGCTGGTTGGACTGATCGAGGCTTCGGAGGCTGGACAGAGGCTATGCAGACCGTGTTCCGTGATGGTCAGATCATCCGTGAATACGACTTCGCAGAGGTTCGAGCCAACGCTAAAAAGTAAACCTTAGGTATTACTTTAATGACCCCACTTCGTGTGGGGTTATTTCATTTAGTTGTTGACATCTTGCATAGTTACTGTATAATAACTACAGTTGATTAGGAAAGAAAGACCCAAATGTATAGCTTTAACCCTCTCGCCACTATCCCTGCTGACCATACTGGATTCGGTATCATCGTCGGTCTCTGCATCTTTATCACCCTCGTTGTGTTGATGAATGAAGCTGAGTTGTTCTTTCAGTGGTTCTTCGTGGCTACTGTGACTTGTGTCCTTGCTTATTTCGTTTCGTATAGCTGGACTGATCAGACACCAAAGACGTTCGTAAATGAGAAGGTGACTGCTACATTCGTCGGTTTCGAAGCTGAAGGCTACAAGGAAAGGTCTGGTAAGAGTTACGTTGACAAACACTTCACTTATGTAGTGTATAATGTAAATGGTAGTAATGTTCTGCTCCCTGCTACCACTGGTGTGACTTATCCACAAACTGCAATCTTGTACAAGAACTAAGGAGTTATCATGAGCCAAGGATATAATACTGCTGAGGAAGCCATCCAAGCTGGCATTGATGCTGGTGGTGTGGATGAGTTTGAAGGTCAAAACTGTATGGACTACGATGAAGATGTAGTCTGCGATGGTTGGGATGGAGTGGATCGTCGCTGCGACTGCGGTAATCGTCGTGTTAGCTGGGAAACTGGTCAGTACGATAATGGTAAGTTCTATGCTTACGGAGTGGCGTACTGATGACTCTCTCTAGTTTAATTTCACGGCAGAGTAATAAGTGCTATTACTGTAACTGCGAAATGAACCAGACTAATAAGTCTCCAAACCAAGCGACCATTGAGCACTTGGTTGATAAATGGTCTAGCCCGAAACATCGTAAGATTGAATGTTCGTCTAACCTAGTCGCTGCTTGTTATCAGTGTAACAATAGTCGTGGTGCCGTTCGCAACAGAATTGCCCGTGATTATTACAAGACACAAGCTGCCAAGAAGAGTATGAAACTCGCTGTGGCGTCTACATCAAGTAGACAATTGTATTCGTTGTTTGGTCCAGTACCACAAAATTTATTTGTTATGAAGGAAATTGAAAATGCGTAAACTTGCTACTATTCGTCGTATTGATGAACTGAACCCCATCGAAGGTGCAGATGCCATTGAGTGTGCTGTCATCGGTGGTTGGAAGGTAGTGGCTCAGAAGGGTCTCTACAATGTCGGTAACTTTGCTGTGTACTTTGAGATCGATTCTTGGATCCCGACTGAACTTGCTCCATTCCTGTCTAAAGGTAAAGAGCCACGTGAGTTCGAAGGTGTCAAGGGTGAACGTCTGCGCACTATCAAACTGCGTGGCCAACTGTCTCAAGGTCTGCTGATGCCACTTTCTGAAATCTATGATCATGTTGGTGGTCAGATTTTTGGAGAAATTTGCGCTGAAGAAGGTGCTGACCTGACTGAATTGCTTGGCATCAAGAAGTGGGAAAAGCCAATGAACGCCCAACTTGCTGGTGTGTGTAAAGGTAACTTTCCATCTCTGATTCCAAAGACTGATCAAGAGCGTTGCCAGAACCTGAAGAAAGAAATCGTTGCTGCCAATGAAGCTGGTCTGAAGTTCGAGGTGACTGAGAAGCTGGAAGGCTCTTCAATGACTGTGTACCAGATCAAAGGTGAATTTGGTGTCTGCTCTCGTAACATGGATCTGAAAGAAACCGAAGGTAACTCTTTCTGGGCTACTGCTCGCAAGGAAGGTATCCAAGAAAAGATGATGGCTGTTGATGAGTACTGGGACTTCGCTATCCAAGGTGAATTGATTGGACCAGGAATTCAAGGCAACATCTACAATCTGAAAGAATGTGAGTTCCGTGTGTTCGATGTATACAACATCCAAGCTGGTGAATACATGCTGCCACAGGCTCGTCGTCGTCTGATCGAACAGATGGGTCTGAAGCATGCGCCTGTTCTTGCAGCTTCTGCTGACATGTACGATACTCTTGGTCTAACCGACATCCCACAGATGCTGGCGTTTGCTGAAGGTAAGTCTACTCTTGCAGATGTTGAACGTGAAGGTGTTGTATTCAAGCAAGTCGATGGTGGCATGAGCATGAAAGCTATCTCTAACAAGTATCTGCTTGGTGAAAAATGATTGTCTTGCAGTGAATCTTGTAGTATAATTTTGGTATTGTTTTAAGGAAATTGAATGTCTCACTTTATTCGTAATGGTAATATGTACTCTGTCGTGTCAGAGGAAGCAATGGATCTGCAGCCAACGTTGCCTGTCGGTAATTACACCGTCAAACGCAACGAGATGACTGGTCAGTTCTTCTTGGAAATGGTGGACTCGTTCCCTCAAGTTCCAAAGTTGTATGGAAATACAACTCGACACGCAGATCGTATCTTGAATACATTCTTCGATCGCCCTAACTCTACTGGCATTATGCTGAATGGTGAGAAGGGTTCTGGCAAGACTCTGTTGGCCAAGACTCTGTCCATCGAAGCTGCAAAGCAAGGTGTTCCAACTATCATCATCAACGCTGCTTGGACTGGTGATGCCTTCAACAAGTTTATGCAGGATATCGAACAACCATGTATCATCTTGTTTGATGAGTTCGAGAAAGTTTATGATGCTTCTGAACAAGAAGCTGCTCTGACTCTGTTGGATGGCGTGTTCCCTTCTCGCAAATTGTTCATCTTGACTTGTAATGATAAGTGGCGTGTCAATGAGCACATGCGCAACCGTCCAGGTCGTATCTACTACATGATCGACTTTAAAGGTTTGGACTCTGACTTCATTCGTGAGTACTGCGATGAACGTTTGGACAACAAAGGCTACATCGATAAGATCGTGGAGATCGCTTCTTTGTTCGAACAATTCAACTTCGACATGCTGAAAGCATTGGTTGAAGAAATGAATCGCTACGGTGAAACACCACAAGATGCATTATCTATGCTGAACGCTAAACCAGAGTTCAACAACAATGGTGAGTTTGAATGCAAAGTGTTGGTTGATGGTGTTGAAGTCGATGCTCGCAAGAAGTGGTCTGGCAATCCATTGGTTGGTATCATCTACTGTGAATGGGATCCAGAACCAGAGAACGATGACGCTGAGTACAAGGATGTGACATTCACACCAAACAACATCATCAAAGTCGACGCAACAGAAGGTCGATTCGTCTACCAAGTGGACAACGCTGTTTGTATCTTGACTCGTGCCAAGAGCACTGGTTACAACTACTTGGCTCTGTGATCAGTTCCCCTTGTCTTGCAATAAGACTTGGGGTATAATTAACTTATCGAAACTTGGAAAATTATCATGAAGAAATTTCTCGCTGTCCTCGCTGTTAGTTTGATGTTGGTAGCCAACGTTGCCGACGCTAAAGGTGGAGGCTCATCTGGTGGTGGCGGACACGGTGGTGGCGGTGGTCATGCATCATCTTCTGCTGGCAGTCGTGGTGGCTTCTCGTCTTCTGCTGGTGTTGGATCTCGCCCATCTGCTCCAGTAGCTGCACCTCGCACGACTACCACAACTACAACTACTACCACTGCATCACGTAGTTCAACTGGTAACTATTACCACTACAACTCTCCATATATCGGCGGTGGCATGATGTACGGTGGTTGGGGTATGGGTTACGGCTACAATAACGGACTGTTGACTGGTATGATCATTGCGAATATGATGCACCCACACAACACAGTTATGTACGTTGGTCCAGGTCAATACAGTAACAACGCACTCTTGTATCCAGATGGTCGTGTTGTGAACCAACAAGGCTACCAAGTCGGTGTCTACCAAAATGGTCAGTTCACTGCAATGAATGGTGGTATGGTTGCACAACCTGTTCCTGCTGATGCTGGTGCCACACAAGTACAACCACAACCAGTTGTGATTCAATCTGGTCCATCTGCTGGTGACATTGTTGGTATGGTATTGCTTGGTTTCTTGGCAATTATTTTGTTTATTATCTTGATTGGAATTTTAGCATGAGCGCACTTCTTTTTATCGTCCTGATTCTGTTCTTTCTTATTATCACTGTTTCTATTATGAGGAGTTATGCCGTGGGTCCATGGGATTATGATGAGGAAGTTGTAACGACTACAACTACCACTACTACAACTACGACTGATGCACCAGCAACGACTGGTCTGAATATCAACGGTGTACCTATCGTTGGCATGCTGACTCGACAGTTCGATGGTTCTACTCCATTCGTTATCGATCCAGTGGACGGTGACAAGATGTACCTGAATACCAAAGACGACATCTATGAAGATGGTGCTGGTAAGTGGTGGGGTCTGCAGTAATTAAATGAGAGACAAGTTCTTTGTTCTTCACGTCACGTTACCTTCTGGCTTTGAGTTAAAGGTTCCGTGTCGTGGATACAATTTAAAATCGTGGAAAGCATTCGAGGATAGACTCGGTTCTAAATACGATGTTGAAGAAATCAATGAACGTATTTACAACCATCTAATGTTAGGAGACCCAGACGAATGTCTATCATCGCCAGTTGCGGACACCAAGTCCAAGAAATCGAAGACACCTACAACATCGCCACCAAAGAGTGGGAGATCAACGAAGACGGTTGGCAAAAAGCCGTTGCCTTCAAAAGTGTCTGCAAAGACTGCTACGAAGAGTACAAGAAAAACGACGCCATCCTCTCCAGCGAAGCCGAAGAGTTCGACTGGCTCCACAACAAGGAAGAAGACTAAATGAAGTTAGCCACATTATCAGAATACGCCAAGCATAAGGATGGCACTTACGTTGCTCTGGAAATGAGTGAATCGTCAATGGATCTGTTGGACCACTTTGTTGAGGCTAATCTTGGTCTTGATGAACGTGTCACTAAGAATTCGTATCACATCACTGTAATCTACTCTCGCACACCAGTGCCTGATGCAGAGAAACTCTCTCGTGAATACTCAGTGAAGGCTGATGCTGTTGGTTATGAAATGTTCGACACTAAGGATGGTGGTAAGTGTTTGGTGCTCCGTGTTGAGTCTGCTGAGGCTCGTGCGTTGAATAATACTCTTGGTGCAATGGGTGCTACATCTGACTACGATTCGTACAAACCACATGTGACATTGGCATACAATATCACTCAGGATATCGATCCTGCTACTCTGCCACTACCAAAGTTCCAATTGGTCTTTGATCACCTGCATGTTGCTCCGTTAGATCCACTCTTTACTCCAGCAAACAAATGAACGATACACTAATACTCATTGCTCTGTTATTCACTAAACACTTTGTAGTGGACTTTCCACTGCAGACTAAGTTCCAGTGGAGTAACAAAGGTACGTATGGCCATGTGGGTGGAATCCTGCATGCTGCATTCCATGGCATGGGTACTTGGTGTTGTTTCGCTTGGTATGCTCCAGAGGCTGCTGTTTATCTCTCGTTCTTGGATGCTGCGATTCATTACAACATCGACTGGGCTAAGATGAATCTCAATGCCAAGATGGGTTGGGGTCCAAACACTCATGAACAGTTCTGGTGGTTGCTTGGCATGGATCAATTCCTGCATGCAATGACTTATGTTGGCTTGGTTGCTCTTGTTACAAAATGACTCACATCTACGTAGTTGCTGGTACGTTTGACCAAGCAAAAGAATACATCGCTAAAAAGAGATCAAACTATGCGATATCTGGCGCACCACCATTATTGATGCCAAACTATCTGGCAGTGACCAATGTGATGCATCTTAAGGGTATTCGTAATCCAAAGGGTGTATTGATTGGTACGTGGAGAGAACGACCAGACATTGTCGAAATACTCGAGACATTGATGTTGGCTTCTGATGTGCCAAACAAAGCATTGGTTGATGTCTACGATGGACTATTTCCTAAAAAGAGACCAACTCCGAAACTAAAACCAGATGATGTGGTACAATCAGCTGCTGAATTGCTCGCTAAAGAGATTGATGCTCAGGTTCTTAAACAATTGATAAGTAACACCCCAGATTATATTAACGAATATGTAATGAAAGATACAAGCGCATGGACAATGTTACCCCTGAAACCGTAAAGATGTGGAAGAAGCCAGTGATGATTCACGGCTATCGCCTTCAACAAACTTGCTCTGCATGTCCAGAGCAATATGACGTATATGCTGGTGAAGAACAGGTTGCATATTTCCGTCTGCGTCATGGTGGGTTCACTGCATCAGTACCAGATTATGGTGGTGATGTAGTTTATGAAGCAGAACCACAAGGTGATGGTATCTTCGATCGTGAAGAACGTGTATGGTTTCTAACTCAAGCAATTCTTGCAGTGCAGGAATATTATATCAATCGCCGTTGGGATAAGGATGATGAATGGCTATGAAGAAAATTACTAAAATCGTTACGTTCTATGATGATGGTACATTCGATGAATCGACTCCATCTTTGACACCAGTGAATCCACCAGTGCCATATACACCTTGGAATCCATCGATGCCATACCAACCGATTCAACCAAAGAATCCATATGGTCCAACGTATCCTTGGGAGCCACCATACACTATCTGGTGCAAGACTGCAGACGGTACAGTGCAAGAGATGACTCTGACCAGTCCAATTGTTGCACAGACCACAGGAGACACTAATGTTTAGACAATTACTCTCTGAGATTATCAGAGGCTATCTCGAGGAGATGAAAAATGACAATAACACTAACATGCATGGAGTGCAGTGAACCTGCTGTGTGGATTCGCTCTACACAATTTGCTGGTGATCACCCATACTGCGAACGACATGCGGAGAAACAATCAGACTTCGAAGATGAACCTGATTCTTACTCTTACTGGTACAAAGTAGATGCTGACAAGTGATGTGAGGTTCGATGTATACGAATATGCCATCGGTGGTAAGATGGTGGTTGGTCGTGCTCGAATGTCTTATGAATGGAAAACTCTATTGGAAGATGGTGATCAAGACGCCAGAGATAAGTTAAAGGCTGAATTGATCCATCAGATGGCAGACTACATGCTAACGCACAAGCTGGTTGAGTTTACTTACCAAGACGATATCGCTACTGGTGATAAGATGGTTGCTTGTCGTGCTTATCTGGCTCCAGACTCTCAAGTTAAAATTATTAGATCTGTTCTTAAAGTATGAACCTATTAGACAATATACGTGCTGGCGCTGAACAACAAGGCGACGATGACAAGGGCTACGAAGAGATTCCATTACACACTATCACTGGTGGAAATGGTCGTCCATACATGTCTATCGCTGATCGTGATACTACAATCAGTATGCGTCTGCATCACTACGACGATATCTACCAACGTGGAATCTTCTTGCATATTGACAAGAAAGCTATTCCTGAGATGATTGCTATTTTGGAGAAAATCAATGCAACCAAAAACTAAACCAATTCCAGTTCGACAAAAGAAACTAACCAAGGAAGAATTCTTACAACAGTGGGTGTTGACTCGTGCAGCATTCCGTGAGGACTTCTCTGGTACTGCAGCTGCTCGTGCTGCAGACGATGTATGGAAAGAAATTCAAAGGCTCACCGCAAAATGATGACACTATTCGCAGTACTGACAATCGCATACATCGCTGCCACAACTTATGCTAGCATGGCTTTTGCTAATTTCTGTCGCCGTAAGTTCTACTGGGACGAGGCTGGTGTGGCTCTACTATTGATATTCGCATTCTGGGTATTTCCATTCACTGTTGCCACTGATATGGGCTGGATTCGATGAAGGTAATCATTGCTGGTGGTCGTGACTACCATAACTACGAAACTCTCCTAGAAGCAATCAAGGAAGCACAATTCGATATTACTACTGTAGTGTCTGGTGGAGCCAATGGTGTTGATGCTCTTGGAGAACGATACGCTGAAGAGATGAATAAAACTCTCAACGTGTACGAAGCTGACTGGGCTACGCATGGTCGTGCTGCTGGTCCAATTCGTAATCGTAAGATGGCAGAGAATGCAGAAGCACTCATTGCTATCTGGGATGGACAGTCACGTGGCACTAAGAATATGATCGAGACTGCCACTAAAAAAGGATTGTTAGTATATGTTAAACGAGTCTGACGTAATCAAAGAAATCAATCGTCGTGCAAACGCTAAGGTCAAACTGATTCGTAAGCACCAGAAAGAACTTCAGGAGATATACGACCAGTGCACCCACGAAGGTACATTGGAACGGAAGAGTCGATACTTTAGTGGTTCTTACAACGATACAGCCCACACTACGTACTGGAATGAATGCACTGTCTGCGGTAAGAAGAGCGAAGAGATCGTGAAAGACCATAGCTGGTACGG